CTGCGTATGGCATCTTATTTCACTGCCATCGGGGGCCTCGGTGTGTTGGGGGTGCGTTTTCTCCCGAGCCGGGGTGTCGGACGCGTTGGTCGTGGGATTGGGTATCTGTGGGCAGCAGCTGGTGCCCTCGGGTGCGTGGGGTGCCTCATTTCAATGGTTATGAGGCCGAAGTCCGTGTTGTGTGACACTGTGGATCAGATTGTCAAACGCTACAACGTGGACTTGACCATGTACAACGAGTTGGCGCCACGGTTTTGGTTTCGCGAGCGAACGGCTGAGGTAGCCACATTAGTGACGTCTTCCGCCACAACGTTTGTCCGCAATTACCGCAAATGGGACCCGGATGTCGCAAGATCGAAGATTATGGCTATGGTTCAGGCTTCTATGGAAGTAAGCCGCGAGGAGATGTGTGTCCTGCGGGCTTGCCGAAGGCCAACCCAGAACCATGCGAACTGGGCCCTCCACGATTTCCATGGAGGAAAATTGCCTGCTGTGGGGTTGGTTGGGCGGGTCAAGCGGTGGTTTGCCGCGTTTGATGACCCCTCAGCCATTCCTTCGGCGTGACGGGGAGTGGCGACATTTCCTTGCCTGTGTGTGGGCTCTAAGGATCTGTTGCCATTAAGAGAGGGGGCACGAGTGTTGGGCCGTGGCTCATCACTGCTCGATGCTCGTGCCCATGATCTTGTTTATTATCGTCCTTTCAGTTTCCCAGATTTTCCACATGCACATTTGACCTATATTCATTGCTCTTGTTCACACAATGAATTAGTGGCTTTGCGAAATCGTGTTTTGGCTGCTGTTCCTCAGATTAGTGATCGTATGAAGAGGGACTTGCGCATTGTGGCGCGTCGCTTGGGTCGACTGTTTCCTTTTATGGATAAATGGCCGATTGAGCGAATGCCCACTTTGTATACCGGGTTAAAACGGGCTCGCTATGAACGAGCCGTCGATAAATACCATTCAACTGGTTGTACTCGTAAACAATCGCATGTTCGGCTATTCGTGAAAGCCGAGAAATGCACACCAGTGAAGGTCAACCCGGACCCACGTGCCATTCAGATGAGAGATCCTGTGTATTGCGTTGCTATATCGCAATTCTTGAAGCCCATTGAGCCGTATTTGTACGAGTTCGAGGGGGATGGCCGCACCTTTCCAGAAGGGAGGTTGTTCGGCAAGGGCCTTGGAGCGATTGAGCGGGCCAAGCTTCTGCAAGAGAAGATGGCCGAGTTCAAGGATCCAAGAGTCATTTCAATGGATTTCTCTCGGTTTGATAGGCATGTGCAAGAGGCACATCTTCGGGCTGAGCATATGGTGTATCTTCGGGTGTTTCGAAATCATCCGGAGTTGCGGCGCCTGTTGTCTTACGCTTTGCTAAATATTGGCAAGACGATGGGTGGCTACACCTATGTCTGTCCTGGTGGCCGGATGTCGGGTGATATGGACACGGCCCTGGGCAATTGCATCATTGTTCTTCTAATGATAGCGGTTGCTATGAAGGGTATCCGATATCAGTGCCTGATTGATGGTGATGATTCGTTAATCATCGTCAATAGTGATGATGTGCCTCACGACCTCGAACGTAAGTTCTGCGAGTTGGGCATGACAGCCAAGCTGGAAGCGGCTGTCAGTGAGATGGAGCTTGTGGAGTGGTGCCAGGCGAAACCGGTCCAGATACGGTTTGACGAGTATGTGTTTATTCGCCATCCCTGGAAGGTTGTTTCGACCTTGGGAATTACCCGCAAGTATATGGAAGGTAAAGCCAGATACCATTTCATACTTACCCTAGGATATGCTGAATATCTTTTGAATAGGGGATGCCCGATATTGCAGGCCTTTGCCCTAATGCTTGTTCGCACGGGGCAGAAGGCTGGGGGCAAGTTATTGCATTTGGACCCGATTGATGAGATATATTATCGTGTCAGTCGTGAGTTGAAGGCAAGTGGCTTGTCCCGCCTGGACCAGGTCGTGTTGCACGATGATCCGATTGAACCTATTGCCAGGTTGAGTTTCTCTCGAGCTTTTGGCATCGATATCCCGGAGCAATATGCTTGGGAGAGACATTTCAATCGCATCATATTAAGCCTAAGTCGCGTGGAAGGCCTCGGCGATGAGTATTCACCAGGGAAGTGGCAATCTCCCATTTCGGTGGGTCCTGACGCCAGGCTGCTCGGGCATTATGCCCAGTAAGAAGTCAACTTCTTCTTCAAACGCATCAAAGAAAGGAGGCAACATCTATTCTCGCACTAAGCAAAATGCGTCGGATGTCCGGACTCAGATGGCCAATAACGCTAATGCGTATGTCGCAGGCCTGTATGACCCTTGGGGGCAGCCAGGCTTGCGCTTTCCAGAGGAGTCGCCTTTTCCCAGTACCAC